ACAAACTTTTTTAGAACAAAAGGATACTAGTTTTATGGCTGAGTATGATCCTACTCCATCTACTAGTTACGGTACCCCAAAATATTATGCAAATTGGGATAACGATACTTGGGTAGTAGCACCTACTCCAGCAGATAATTTTAATGTGACGATTGCTTATTATGTACAACCAGCAACGATTACCAGTACAACTTCAGCAACAAGTTATGTATCTACATTTGCTGAAGATATGTTATTATATGGATGTCTGGCAGAGACATATAAATACTTGAAAGGTCCTGCAGATATGATACAACTATACGAACAATCTTATCAAACAGCTAAACAGTCGTTTGGTGTAGAACAAACAGGTCGTAGAAGAAGAGATGAGTATACCGATGGCGTCGTGAGGGTTCCTTTACCTTCAGTCGATCCATCAAAATAGGAGGATAAATGGCAAACATAGTACCTGATAGTTTTAAACAAGAACTGTTTCTAGGAACTCACAACTTCAGCACTACGAGTGGTGATACATTTCAATTAGCTTTGTACACTACTGTAACTGGATTTACTGCTGCGGGAACAACCGTATACACTACAGATAATGAAACTAGTGGAACTGGTTACACTGCTGCGGGCGCAGAACTAACTAACACATCTGTTAGTGTTGCGGATAACGTTGCCTTTGTTGACTTCAGTGATTTAACTTTTCAAACAGCTACAATCACTGCATCCGCTGCTTTAATCTACAACACTTCACAAGCAAACAAAGCAGTTGTGGTGTTAGATTTTGGTGGAGACAAAACTTCAACAAACGGCGATTTTACAATTCAGTTTCCAGACGCAAACTCTACAAGTGCGATTTTGAGAATATCGTAGTACAGTTTGCCATAATAAAAAATTATGGCTGATACGAGTTGGGGATTTAGTACCTGGGGTAATTTTACTTACGGCGGTCAAGCAATCAACGTTAATGTTGGTATTGGTAATGACGCTGGATGGGGAGCTGCGTCTTGGGGACAAAGAGAGTGGGATCAAAACGGTTTAGCTTTTCCAGATCAATTAACTATTCAATCACCTAACGATCAACCTTGGGGTTTAGATTCTTGGGGTGCTGATTCGTGGGGAGGAATTGGTGCTCAAGTAAATGTTTTTGGAACTGCAAATATAGTACCAGATTCTACAGAATTATCTTTTGAATTAGGTAATTTAACTTTTGAAGGAATAGCTAATTTTTCTGTAACAGGTAATCAATTATCTTTAACTTTAGATAATGCAACTGTTTTTGCAGATAATAATATTGAACTTACTACTAATTTATTACAAGCTCTTGTTCAATCACCAAATATAATTGCAGATTCTTTAACTGAAGCAGTTACTGGTGTTCAATTAAATTCTACAACAGGATCAGTAAACTTTAAGCTTGATGCACAGTTTACTCCTACAGGATCAGAGGTAACTGTTGGAAGCACTCAACCTATTGTAGCTTTACCAACTGTTGTTCAAGTTGGTCCGGGCCCATCTGTTACTATAGAAATAGGAGATCCAGAATATAAATTAGATGCTAATTTTACAGCCATTGCATCTTCAGTTACTTTAAATTCAGGAACAATTACAGTATCTGCAGGAAATATAATTCAGCCTACAGGTAATGAATTAACCCCTGCATTAGGAACTTTAGGTTTTGAATCAAGATATTATGTAACTGGAAATGACCTTCCAACAGGTGTTGGAACCCTTGATTTTAGTACTCAACAAAGAATAATTCCTACAGCAAATGTCTTGACATTAGGCTCTGGTAGCCTTAGTATAACAATCTGGCAGCCGATTATACCTGGCGACAACCAATCGTGGACTCCTATAAATACTGGGGACGCGCAAACGTGGACACCACTATAAAAATATGATATTTAGGAGAACATATGGCTAGTACATTTTCAAATTTAGGTTTAATCCTACAAGCTACTGGAGAAAATTCAGGAACGTGGGGTGAAAGAACAAACGTAAACTTACAAAGATTAGATAATGCTGTTGGTGGAATTGCAAACATTGTTGTTACAGGTGCAACCACTTTAGCATATACATCAAATTCTGATACTACAACTTATACAGAAGAAGCAGGAAGATCTGCAACTTTAGTTTTTTCTGGAACAGCAGGTGGTACTCAAACAATTACTTTACCAAATATTGAAAAACAATATTTAATTAATAACGGTTCAGATTCTATTTTAACTTTAACTGCAGGTGCAGGAGCGGCAACAGTCAATGTTGCAGCCGGTGCAAAAACTTTAGTATATGTAGATGGTTCTGATGAAGTTGTAGAAGGTATTTCTGCAACAAATGCAGGTGGATCTAACACACAAATTCAATTTAATAATGCTGGAGCTTTTGGTGGTTCTGCAAATTTAGTTTGGGATGGTACTAACGTAACAGTTGGTGCAACCGGTGAAGTTAGATTTGGTGATACTTCAGGTGGTGAGTATGTTGGTTTAAAAGCAGCAGGAACAGTTGCTTCATCTTTTGCTTTAACTTTACCAACAACTTCTGGAGCTAATGGTCAAGTAATGACTGTTGATGGTTCTGGTAATTTATCATTTGGAGATATCTCTGGTGGCGCTTCTTGGCAAGCAGTTAAGACTGCAGGTTTTACAGCAGTTGCAGGTGAAGGTTATTTTATTAATACTACAGGTGGTGCAATTACAATGACATTACCTAGTTCCCCTTCAATTGGTGATTTTGTTTCATTCATAGACTACGCAGGAACATTCGATACAAACAATTTAACAATTGGTAGAAATTCAGAAAATATTCAGGGCTCTGCCGCTGACTTAACTGTTGGTACTGAAAGGGCAGCTAACACTTTAGTCTATGTTGATGGCACTCAAGGTTGGCTGTTAACGGTTAAATAATGTCTGAGTACAGAGAGATCCAAGGAGCGGCAGTCCAGTCGCTGGCATCTAATACAGGTACGATTGAAGGTCAGATTTGGTATGACAATGTTAATGGTGCTTTTAAATTAGAAGCAGCTACAACAACAGCAGCTTGGTCTAGTGGTGGGAATTTAAATAATAATTCTCAAGGTAGAGCAGGTTTTGGAACACAAACAGCAGCTGTTGCTGGACCAGGTGTAGGACCTGGAGGCGGAATTGCAACAACAGAAAATTATGATGGTTCTGCTTGGACAAATGGAGCAAGTTCTACAAGATCACCTACTGATTTAAATAGATATATCGCAGGTGCAGGAACACCTACAGCAGGGGCAATTGCTTCAGGAGGTTATCCTGGAACAATGACTGCTCAAACTGAAGAATATGACGGTGCTACTTGGACTTCAGGTGGTACAATGTCTACTGCAGTAAGAAATTATGTTTTTGATGGTGCAACAATTACTAGTTCATTAGTTACAGGTGGTAACTCTGTACCTTATCCAGGAACTAGCACTGCTCAAACAAATACTGAAGAATATAATGGAACTTCTTGGACATCTGGAGGTGCTATGAATACAGGTAGAAGAACTCACGCAGGATCAAGTATAGGAAGTGAAACAGCAAGTTTAGTTACTGGAGGTACTACTCCAGCACTAACTTCAAACACTGAAGAATATAATGGTTCAACTTGGAGTGAAGTAAATAATCAACCTGTAGCTTATGCATACCAAGGTTATGCAGGAACTCAAACAGACTGTTTAATTTTTAACGGATATCCAGGTGCTGGAGGAACAACTTTAAATTATGATGGAACTAGTTGGACAACTAACCCAGCTTCATTAGCCTTAGCAAGATTAAATTACAATAATAATGCAGGTACAGCATCCGCTGCAATCGTATTTGGTGGAGAGGGCCCTGCTGGAACGGTTACTACCACAGAAGAATTTTTAGGTGTAGGAGCACCTGAAACTAGAACTATAACAACGTAAAGAATTAAGGAGGATAAACTATGGCACATAAAACATATCAATACTGCGTAGCAGAAAACTGGGGTAAAGGTTTCATTACGCACGATGATTCTAGGAAGCTTGAATTTAGATCATTTCCTGGTAATGTGTGGAGAGTGAATGCTCACAATCAAGATGCTAACAGATGGATTGCTGGAGTAGCTGGCACTCGAAAAACTTTATCTGAAGCACAAGCGATTGTTGATGCAGAAATAGACACTGCACAAGCTGCCTGGGATGCTATACCTGCAGATGATCCAAGAAAACAAGAAGGATCAATGGAGTATCAGTCTAGACCAGTAGATATAACATTGGAGGAATAATAAGTGGCAACTTATTACGACATATTTGGACAGAAGGTACAATACCTTTCATCGGATCCCGCTAACTTAACGGAGGGACAGGTTTGGTATAACTCGACTTCTGGAGAAGCTAAAGTTAGAGGTGTAACTACATCTAATACTTGGGCAAGTGGAGCAAATCACCCACAAGGTGGCCCAGGTCGTTATATATCTTATTCTGCAGGTTTTGGAACTCAAACAGCAGGAGTTTCTGCTGGAGGTTATAATCCTACAACTGCAGCTGTAACTCATTATGATGGATCTACTTGGACAGCATCAACTAATTTACCTTCAGCAAATAACGCATTACAAGGTAATGGAACTCAAACAGCAGGCTTTTTATTTGGTGGAAATCCAGGTACTTTTAATTTAAATTATGACGGATCTACTTGGACAACAGTTGGTAGTATGTTTTCTCCATCACAAGCTACGCAAGGTTGGTTTAGTGCGGGAACTCAAACAGCAGTTTTAGCAGCTAGAGGAGAACTAGCTCCTGCAAATGAAACTTATACTTGGGATGGTGCAACTTGGACTTCATCACCAGGAGTTCTTAATACAGGAAGGAACACATCAGGAGGTTCAAGATGTGGATCAGGTACATCAAGTTCAGCTATTTTTGCATCAGGAAATGTACCAAACCCTGTGGGTAGCACTCTTTCTGCAGCATCTGAGGAATGGGATGGGACTTGTTTTACGTCTGGAAATCCTGTTAATACAGCGGTTAGAGGACATATGGTAACTGGAACTTCAATTACAGATGCTTTAAAATCTCAAGGAAATTTAAATGGGGGTACTTTTTCAAATTCTACAGAATTATATGATGGAACTTCTTGGGCAACTACTTCTACTGCTCCATATGCAAGAACTTATAGTTCAGGTTTTGGAGGTGCAGGTTTAGGATTAAATTTTGGTGGAGACACGGAAGGCATACCTCCAACTACAGTAAATACAACAATAGAATGGACAGGTACTTTTGAGTCAACAAAAACAATTACAACAACTTAAAAAATTATGGCAGACTATATAAATATAAATGGAAACAATATCCCGATCAGAGCTTCTGATCCTAGTAATCCTATTCAAGGAGAAGTTTGGTATAACTTAACTACTCGTGCTTTAAAGGGGGAAGGTTTTAATGCAACTGGAGCTTTTTCGAGTGGCGGTAGTTTAAATACTGCAAGATATGATCTTTCTGGAACAGGTGTTCTAACAGCTCAAGTTGCAGCAGGTGGTTATACCACTACAAGAGTAGGTACAACAGAAAATTATGATGGAACTTCTTGGACAAACAGTGGAACAAAACCAACTGCAGTTTTTGCAGGAGGAATGGCTGGAACTCAAACTGCAGCGTGGTATGCTTCAGGAAACAATGCTCCAGGTGGAGGAAGAACATCATCTACCGAAGAATATGATGGTGCTACTTGGACTGCTGGAGGAAATGTTAATACTGCAAGACAACAAATAGCCGCTCAAAATGGAGGAACTCTAACCGCTGGAATTATATTTGGAGGAAATGGTGGGCCAACAGCTACAGAAACATATGACGGAACTTCTTGGACTACCGAACCTGCAACAGTAAATGATGGCAGATGGAATGGTATGGGAACAGGTAATCAAACAGCAGCCGTATTGGCAGGTGGAGATAATCCAGCAACTTCAAATGTTGAAGAATATAATGGAACTTCTTGGAGTGAAGTAAATAATATGCCAGAGATAAGATATAGCGGAGCTACTATTGGAAACTTGCAAACAGATTATGTTGTTGCTACTGGTCAAGTTCCCAATCCATCCCCCCCATTTATTAATAGTAGTATTAGTTATGATGGAACTTCGTGGGCTACAGATGCATCTAATTCTCAAGGAAGATCTTTGCTAGGTGGTAGTAGTCAAACATCCAGTGCATCAGGAGTTATTTATGGTGGATTTGGCCCATCATTTACATCAGTAACTACAACTGAAGAATACATTGGAGCAGGCCCAGTAACCGTTACATTCTCTAATTCTTAACATTGACTTTATCTTTATAAAGGTTATACATTAACAAATTAATAAAGGATTACTATGTCAGAAAAAAGAAATATAAAAGACCTTGTAGATAAAGAATCAGATAATTTACATAATATACTAGACCCAAATGACGTTACCGATTTTAAAGGTATGGTCGATGAATTAAGAGATACTTGGACTAAAAAACAAATCTTTAGAACTGAAACAGAAATGAGATTTTCAGTTTTAAATGATATGAAATATCCAACTAAAGCTGCAAAATATTGGCAGTGTGTAAGAGAACAAAATGTTTATCTAGAAAATTTAATGAGTTTATCTTTTGACTATAGAAGAACTGAAGTTAAATTAAAAAGATTAAAACAAAAATTAGCAGAAGAAACGGATGAACTTAAAAAAGAACTTATTCAAATAGATATTGATGAAAAGACATACGCTAAAGCAAATATGCAATTAACAGCAAAAGATAGAATGAGAGAGATTCGATTATGGTCTCAACTTAAAAAAGAAAATGATGATGGCACATTTGATAAGCAAGATGTTAACCAACATCAATTAGAATCATATCATAAAATAATGATTAATAGAAAAAATACTTTAACTGCTGGATCAAGTCAGCCAGAAGTGTTTAACGTACTTGGCCAGTTACAAACTATCGAACGTGTAAAGAAAGAGAAGGCACAACTTGAAGGTACCAAAAGAGAAGCTTTATCTCAGGAATCGAAACTTGGAGCTAAACCCGAGTAATCAAAAACAATCTCCACTTTATAAAAAAGTAAGAGATCACATTAAGAAAACGGGATATATTATAAATCCATTATTGGTCGTTGAAGATGGAGACAAGTATAAAGTTGTCTATGGCAACAACAGATATTTATCAGGACTTGAATTAGGATTTACAGAATTTCCAATTCAAGTATTGAAAGACGATGAAGTTCCAACTATAAGAGAAGCAGCTAAAAGCTACACAGAAATTAATTTAGATGAAATTTAATTTTATATTCTTAGGTCAATCGGTATTTAAGTATCAAGTGCCACTTGATATTTATGTAGCAATAAATCAAATCTATGAATCTAAATTCAAACAATTAAAACCTGCTAATAAACAGTTGGTTGGTAAAATAAAAAATGAACATAGTTTATTTTATGATGGTGATGATCAATCTAAAATGCAATCCCATACTTTATTGCCATTAAGTATTTTAAAATGGTTTGAAGAATGTTACAGACATTATTTAGATTGTAATAAAATAAAACAATATCAGATACATTTAAATTCTATTTGGGTTAATGAAATGAAAGAGCACGAATACAATCCAGTTCACGTTCATCAAGGAAATTTATTTACAGGATTATCTTCTGTTATGATTTTAAAATTACCAGAGAGTTTCGGTGTAGAATATTCTTCAGAACATACACCTCAAAATGGAAAACTTCAAATACTAGGTGCATCTAATGGTCAATTTGCAAATGTTGATTATGAACCAGGAATAGCACCAAGAGATTTTTATATATTTCCATATGATATGAGACACTGTGTGTATCCATTTAATGGGCCAGGATATAGAAGAACTTTAGCTGCAAACTGTGATGTAGATTACAACCCAATTAAAAATAGAGGAGTATCTTAATGTACGAAAATAAAATTATAACAGAACCTAAATGGAAAAGTTGGATTATTGAAACTAATAGCCCACTACTTACATCAGAACAATGTAGAATGGTTATTGATTGTGGAAGAAGTCAGCCTCCACAAAAAGCACAAGTAGGTATGAATAAACCAGGTGGAGGGGTTGATACTAATAAAAGAGTGACTACAATTTCTTGGATCCCTTTTCAAGCATTACCCCAACTCTATCAAACACTCGATACTTTTATACAAAAAGCAAATTTAAATCATTTTGGATTTGATGATATTAGAATCACAGAACAAGCTCAGTTTACAGAATATCCAGAAGGTGGTTTTTATGATTGGCATATGGATAGTGATGTTGTTATGCAACACGAGCCACCTGTTAGAAAAATATCAATGACTTTATTACTCAATGATCCATCAGAATTTGAAGGCGGACATTTAGAATTAATGAGTCCTGGTAGGTTTAAAGAATTAAAACAAGGACACGCAATTTGTTTTGCATCATTTTTAAATCATAGAGTTAATCCAGTAACTAAAGGAGTTAGACAATCTCTTGTTGTTTGGTTTGGAGGTAAACCATTTAGATGATTAAAGAACAATTTTTTCCAACAACTATTTATGCAAAAGACATAAAAATAGATAATAATCTATTAACGAATACAATTGTAGATATGTCTAAAAAAGATCCAGGTGTTAAGAAAACAAATATGCACGGTTGGCATTCTAAAAATTTAGATGCATCGAATAAAGAATTTAAACCTTTAGTTAAAGAATTAATTAATATGCAAAATGAAATCTATGAAGAAGAATTTTTAGATAGAAGACCTATAATAGGTAATATATGGGCTAACTTAAATCCTCCAGGTGGATACAATAGACCTCACATTCATCCTAACTCATTATGGTCTGGTGTGTATTATGTAAAAGCTGAAGAGAACTCTGGTAATCTTGTTTGTAATGACCCAAGACCAGGAATACAAATGAATATGCCTATAAGAAAAAAAGGTATTGTTCCACAACATTTATGGAGAGAATGTCATCTAGCACCTATACCTGGAAGAATAATAATGTTTCCTGCTTGGTTATGGCATTGTGTTGAACCTAATAATAGTAATGATATAAGAATATCAGTTTCATTTAATTTTATACAGGAGGGTTTTAGTGTTTAATAAATATCAAGTGATTAAAAAAGCAGTCAGCTATGATCTAGCTAATTTTTGTTTTAATTATTTTTTACTTAAAAGAGATGCAGCTAAGTTTATGTATGACAATAATATCATACATGATAATGGTATGTTTGGTACTTGGACTGATCAACAAATACCTAATACGTATTCACATTATGCAGATCCTGTAATGGAAACTTTATTAGTTAAAATGTTACCTGTGATGAAACAACATACGGGTTTAGAATTAATTCCAACATACTCTTATGCAAGAGCTTATAAAAAAGGAGATACTTTACATAGACATAAAGATAGACCTAGTTGTGAGATATCTACGACATTAAATTTAGGTGGTGACCCTTGGCCTATATTTATAGATGGCACAGGTGCAGATTCTGTTATTAATGAAAGACAAAATCTTGTTAAACCTGATGCTCCAAAAGGTGAAAAAGTATTACTTGAGGTTGGAGACATGTTAGTGTATTCTGGTTGCGAATTAGAGCATTGGCGAGAACCATTTGAAGGTAATGTATGTGGACAGGTATTCTTGCATTATAACCATGTAAATGGGCCATTTGCTG